TATTTCTTTGATAACGGATATGATTCAATAGATTGTGAGTATCTTTTTTATGGACCAATTGCAATTGAAGAAACAGATAAGGAGATATTCTAATGGCAGATTTTTACGATGATAATAAGTTCAATCTTAAACAAGATTGGAACTGGAATAAAATAATTTCCAAATCAGATGATTGGATTCACCAAGAGGCATATGACAATGCTTATAATTCAATGTTAGAGTATCTTGAAATAGGAAGTGAAGATGAATTAACAGAAGTTCACTTAGACGAATGTCAAGCACTTATTGATTACTTAGAAACACCTTATGCAGATGGTGGTTTAGGTGTTGGTGGTAATTCTGGTCATAGTGAAACATACTATGCATACTATCGAGTCATGATGGACTGGATTGAAAACTTTGATTTAGAACAATACGAAGGAGCACCTTTAGTATGATTAGTAGAAAAGAATTTACAGAACAAGTTGAAAGACTATTAGTAGGAAACAAAACAGATGTAATGAGTGCTATACTCAAAGTTTGTGAAGTGAATGGTGTAGAACCAGAAGGTGCAAAAAGACTTCTATCTCCACCTTTAAAAGAAAAACTTACTGCTGAGGCAGAAAGGTTAAAATTAATCAATGTTGAGAAGTCTAGTAGAGCATCTCTCACATCTTTTTATACGGAGTCGAAATGAAGAAAGGTGATATAGTAAGCGTAGTCACAATGAACGGCGAGTTCATTGGTAAAATGCAAAGTGAAGAACCTCTGATATTAGAAAACCCTAGAATGATTGTTCAAGCGCCAGAAGGCAAAATGGGTTTCGCAAGAGGTGTCGCAATGACAGGTGAAGAGAATCCAAAAGAAGCAAGATTCTATACAGTATCTTTAGTTGTTCCAACTAATGACCAAATAGAAGAAGCATGGAGAACTGCTACAGGTGCATTAGTTGTACCTAAGAAAAAGAAGGTCATTGTAGGCGGTGAGTAGTAGAGAAGGATTTGATAGTTATAAACTGTATCTTGGAATAAAATTACATTTTCATTCTAGGGACTATGACTTTAATCAATACAATGGTAAAGTCAAAGCAGAACTATCTTCCTTTCTCAAACGAAATGATAGATTTCATTTCGCTAAGTTGGCACGACTATATAAAGAAGAGTTAAAAGATTTCTATGTTGCTAATCTATGTACAAAAGATATGTGGGTTGGCGACATGATTGAAAACGAGGCGAAGAAAACTTTTATCGATTGGAAGAAAAGAAATCAAAAACTAACTTATCTATTTGAGAATGAAGTTAGTAATCTTCTAAAGAAGAAATCAATACAAGAGGTGTTAACAGTCAAAGAAGGACAACACCCTTATCTTCTTAAACAGTTTATGGGTAAGAAGATATCAATCGAAACAATGGTAATGTTATGTGAGATAACACAATGCCAAAAGAAATGGGATAATCTCATAAGTGATAATTTAATTTATCCGGAGGTTATAAACAAGATAAATAAGTATAAGTCATTTATTAATTATGACTATAACAAGTTTAAAAAGAAGTTAGTACAATTATGCTCTACATAGTAGGAAACGGACCATCAAGAAATAATTACGATTTATCCACTCTCGAAAGATGGTGGGGTATGAATATGGTCTATAGAGATGCGATGCCAGAAATGTTATTCGTAAATGATGTTGTGCCTATGTCACATGCTATTGATGAAGAAGTCTATAAACAAATCAGAATGTATGTCGGTGAGACTTTTGATTCGATTGATTTAGATGAAGACGAAGAATCATGGAACATGATGCACGAAGGTGCGAAAGTTCTAATGGAAGATGGAACATTTACTTACTTTGATGTCAGAAAACCTGGCGATGATAAGTTTGTAGTTAATAGTGAAAACTTCAAAGGTAAAGATGAGCTTGTTCATTACTTTACGGCTTATAGCTCTGTTCACGAAGATAACATAGTTATATATAAAAAAGATGAATTTAAGAATTTACTCTGTGGTCTAAAAGCATTAGGTTATGCTTTAGAACATGGAGAAACAGAAATTTGTCTTATAGGGTTTGATACATTAGAGTTTGATGTTGTAGATAACATCTATGACTCTACTGTTTGTCATTCATATAAAGACGAATACACTTCTGATTCCGAAGTGGGCGACCGTCAAAAGTTGCAGTTTCTATCTCTATTACAATGGATAGAAGAGAATCATCCGGATGCCAATGTTTATTTTAAAAACCCGGTTGAAGGATTCGATATAATTGAGTATAATGATATACTCAATAGATACAAGATTGAAAATCTTAATATCGAAGACGAGTGGGTATTGATTGAAGCTTGCTTTCAGAGTCAACTCTAAAGTAGACGCCATCCCAATACCTTTACATAAAATGCTAATACAATGCGATACAATAGGAGAATACAATGTCGACATCATTAGATAAACTAAGAGCAGCTATGGAGTCTGCTTCACCTGAACAAGGTGCAAAAAAGTCCTACTCAGATGATAATTTCTGGAAACCAGAACTTGATAAATCAGGTAACGGTTACGCAATTATCAGATTCCTCCCAACACCAGAGAACGAAGAGATGCCATGGGTATCTTACTTCGACCATGGCTTTCAAGGCCCAGGTGGTTGGTATATCGAAAAGTCTTTGACTACCATTGGTAAAAAAGACCCTGTTAGTGAATACAACACTCAGTTGTGGAACACTAACATTGAAGCAAATAGAGAACAGGCTCGTAAGCAGAAGCGTAGACTTCATTATGTGTCTAACATCTATGTTGTTTCAGACCCTAAAAATCCTGATAATGAAGGGAAAGTATTTCAATACCGTTATGGTAAGAAAATCTTTGAAATGTTGAAAGAGGCAATCTCGCCAGCATTTGAAGATGAGAGTGCTATCAATCCTTTTGACCTCAGAGAAGAAGGTGCTAACTTTAAAATCAAAATCAGAAAAGTCGATGGTTACTGGAACTACGATAAATCAGAATTTGATTCACCAGCATCATTATTTACTGATGAAAATCAGTTAAATGATATATATACTTCACTGAGTCCATTATCCTCTATCATCTCACCAGACCAGTTCAAGTCTTATGACGAACTGAAAGAGAAACTCGATAGAGTGTTAGGGACAACAGGTGTATCAAACTCTACTGCTGAATCAGTTGCAGAAGACCTAGAAGAAGTGCCTTGGTCAAATGTAAACACTGAAACAGTGGCAGAAGAACCTGTAATCGCATCAGCAGAATCTTCATCAGTAGGTGATTCAAGTGAAGATGAAGCGATGGATTACTTTAAGAAGTTAGCAAACGACTAACTTCTATATTGGGTGTAGTCGTGATTAATCATGTGTCCGTGAATGCGACTACAGAACTGAGACCGTGGATTAGGGGGAACTCAGTAGGGGAAAAATTGATTAGTATTTATGCGGAATCAATTGGTGTAGAGCGGGTTGCTGTAAAGTGCTGGGGCGACTACACATCTTTTTTTAAAAAACCACTATACAATAACAACACTTTTTTTATATAATATAAACATGACTCAGGTAAAACCAAGAATAAATCCGAAAACTAAAAATGTCGAACCATTCGATAGAATGTTAAGAAGATTCAAAAAAGCGTGTGATAGAAAGGGTATTGTTAAAGAGTGTAGAGATAGGCAGTATTTTGAGAAACCTAATGATACTCGTAATCAAAGAAACCAAGATATCAAACGCCAGAAAAAACTCAATGCTAAACGAGCAATGACAAAAGGTTATCGTAGAGTATAATGAGTAATAAACACGGCATTAATTGGTCACCAAGAAAAGCGCCAAAATTAACTAATAGGGAGAAAAGAATAAGACGACAAAGAATCATCTCAGCTCTTTTAGGAGCGCTTCTTCTAATTGGTTGTGGTTTATTATTCTATTATACAAGATGAGCAATTGGCACGGTGGCAAAGGTAGTAAAAGACGAAACTCAGATGAACAGTTATATGCTGACAATTGGGAAAAAATCTTTGGTAAAAAGAAACCTGAAATAAAGATTCGTAAAGAATCACCTTCCCATGCATCTACTCAGGTGCATAAAGACAAGACTAAAGTAATCCCTAGAAAGGCGAAGTATTACGATAAGATAGATTAGGCTGTTGAATAACCTAATTGAGAGTCGTTCATATTTGTATTGGTTGTAGTATAACTCTCATTGATTGTTTGTGACGATTGGTCTACAACAGTTGGTGCATTTACACTAGCACCTGAACTTTCTGTTTTCATATCAGCGATTTCACCGTTTGCAGATTCTAGTTTTTCGGCATTCATATAATTACTAGCAGCTGCTACTAGACTTGAATCTAGTTCATTTACATTATCAACACCCATACCTGCTTCGGCAATTTCAGTAGCTGCTTTATCACCTGCTTTACCACCGAACCAACCTCCGATTACTGCACCGATTATACCACCTGCAATTGTTCCAACAATTGGCACAACTGAACCGATAGCTGCACCTGCAGCTGCCCCAGCGGCGGCACCGCCCCCAGCACCTGCTGCCTTACCTGTAGAACCGGCGAGAGATGCTTTATAGATTTGTTCTTGTTCTTCGAACTCTTCTTTTGTTATGGGTCTTTTACCTGCATCAGCATTGTTTGGGTCAACAGGCACGATTGGTATTTCGTTTTCGTATGCCTCTTTGATTACATTGAATCTTTGTGTATTATCTTTTGCATCTAGACCACCTTCAACAACAGCGCCGATAAAAGGTAATTTTTTTATTAACTGTTTACCTGCACCTTTGATAACTGAACCTGCCTTACTTGCTTTTTCAGCAACAACTTTTGCACCTGATTTAACTTTATCGATTGCACCACCAGCAGCGTTTTTGATACCTGAACCTACTTTTTGAAAGAAGTTCTTACCCTTTTCTAAACCACCTTTTACTACATCTTTAGTTTTAGTAGCGGCATTCTTTACTGCTTCAGTTGCTTTTGGGAATCTTGCTTTTAGACCTTTAGCGACATCATCAGCAGTCTTAGCGAATTTATCTTTTACTATCTTTGCACCATCACTGATTGATTTAACTGATTTCTCAATACCTGTTTTGATACCTTGACCAATACTACCGACTTTAAGTGCAACTTGTTTACCAATCTGACCCAAAGCGGCGAACATGTTATTCTTAAATGCAAATATCACTGCTAATATAGCGGCGATAACAAGAATAATACCCATGTTAAACTTATTCAATCCCTTATTCATTTTCATTCTTTCAGAGATTGTGTTTTTGTTTACTTTCTTTTCGTCTTCGCTTCTATCTTCTAGTGATGCAACTGCATTTTCAACTGCTTCAGTATGTCCTTCGATAGCATCTTTATTCTCTTCTCTACTATCATCAACTTGTTGTTCTTCGCTTGAACCGAAGATTGAACCGATACCTGATTTGATACCACCAACAACACCTGAAACAGAATTGAATATTAGTTTACCGAAACCTTTTACAATTTGAAAAACACCTGTGACTTTTTCAAAGATATCTTTTGCAACAGATACAATAGGTCCTAAAACACCGAGACCTTGACCTAGTTTACTGAAACCATCTTGAATATCACCCCCACCAGCTTCTTTGATTGCTAAACCAACATTAGAGAATGTTTCGCCCAAACCTGCAATTTGTTCTCTAAATTTTGCAAAGAAACCTAATTGAGGTGTATCAACTTCTCCCCCACCTGTTTCGGTTGGTTCATCAGGTTGTTGAGGTCCAACAAACTCAGCAGGTTCTACTTTGGGTTGTTTTAGCATTGATTGTGCTAATACGCCAATAGACTGATTGAGTCCGTTAAAACCAATTTTTAATGTTTCAACAACTTGGTCTAATCTTTTTGCTATAGGGTCATCTGATGATGAACTTATAACTTCAACCATTAAAGGTTCGTTTGAACCGATACTTGCAACTGGTAGAGTGTTTTCCATTTAGTGTGTCCTTATTTTCCGCCGAATGCTTTACCTGCTTCACTGATACCAAATGCACCCAATGTCACTACAACAAATGAGGTGTATATAGTTTCAGATACTTTCAGGTCCATGTCCCACATCAGCGCTGTGACTAAATCAGTTATACCGAATATAGTCATTAGTCCGAACGAGATAAAACCAATAATTGATTTCTCGTTTATGTCGTTATCGTCAAGGAACAAGTCAATCATTTTTCTTTTTGGAGGTGCAAGTTGAGCGGCAGCTTTCTTTGCCTCTTCTTGCATCTCTTTGATTTGGTCTTCTTGTTCATCGAGCTTATTGATAAGCTCCATATACTTATCCAAATCAATTTCTACTTCATTCCTATCCTTTGCAGAATCTTCTTTAGCCATTATCTTCTCCTAGCATTTCTTTGTTTTTGCCTTTCTTTTTCTTCTTCAAGGTGATTTAACAATAACTTTATGTAAATCTCCCTTTCCCATGGAATCATACCTTCTAATTCTGTTAAAGAATATTTGTGATGTTGCATCATCTGAAAGTTAGTATTGATATAGTTTACTAAACTTTCATGTGAAAGGGCGATTAAAAAAAAGAGTTTAGTCCTTCTAGTGTTCTGCTACAGTGTGTTTTACAGACACCACATGCGTATTCTACATCATGTTTAAGTGTCGGTAGATTAGTAAACCAATCAGATATCTTTTCAAATTGTGAAACAGTCATGCTTTCAATGAAGTCATCAATTTCTGAATCTCTATATTCAGAAAGTTCATATACAGAATCTTCATCAAAGATTCTAGTCATGCAAGCACGAAGCATTGGTTTGATTGATTCTGCTTCATCAAGACCTTCCATCTTTAGAGCAGTTGATGTAGTAGGCGCTTGCATTTCTACAATTAGAGTTTCAGATAATTCGACTCTATTGTCTTCTAATCCTGAAACATCTACCTCTACACTATTCAGGTCAATACTTGCTTGACCGAAACCACTGCATTCTTTCTCTGTGCATGCTAGAGAAACATCTGCTGTTTCACCTACAGATTTTGCTCTAATCTGTAAGAAAAGATATTCTAAGTCAGCGACAGGCAACTTCATTGCATCGACTTTGCCATTTGTCACACTACTAATCATATCACATACTGCTTCAAACACATCAGTTGTGCTTTCACTCTCTCTCGCTAACAACAAACTTCTTTGTTCTTTAACAAGAAAAGGTCTGTATGAAACCTTTTTATTTGTTATCGGAAGCGTCAAGTTATACTTGGGCGCCGCCTGAATTGGTAATGCCATAATTTATCCTCTAATCAAATATACCTGAAATCTTAGCGAGTCTATCGCTAAATTTCTGAATTTTACTAGATGCTTTTCTACCTTTACTTCCGAATAAACCGAGAGTATCAGTAATAGTATCTAATATCCTTCTTCCTCTATTTAGTCCATCTAAATTAGATGGATTTGCATATTCAGTGGAGAAGGTTCTGAATGCAAATGTGCATTCAAATTTCATTATATCATCTGTAGTGCCTGAGTCTAACTCCATGGGTGCAAATGATAAGGGGAATGCCTCATATAAGACATACTTTAATGAATCTTTATCACTATGAGTTATTTGTTGAATATGTACTTCACCAACATAATCATTGTAATATCTAAACTGTGGGTTAACTGCTGAACCACCAAGGTTCAATCCGTTACCTGCTGGACCGTTGCCGTCAAAGATAGCACCGTTCCATGCTTCAATGACAAATCTATCAGCAAAGGTCGAGTCGCATAAGAAAGTGAATGTCACTTCACCACCATCGTTACCGACTTGAAATGGCATCTTACGAGTGATACCATACTCTGAAAAATCCTGTGTTTCTAATTGACGACCAGGCAAACTACATTGTAATACTCTTAGACCTTCAAAGTTGATACCAAGAGGTGGACAAAAGAAATCTACATTGAATCTATTTGCTCTTGCACCTTGGTCGAAGTTGTATTTAATCTTATCGATGTTTAATCGACCCCCATATGTTTTTTGTGTAGACTGAGGTTTTGTTGTTTGTGTTTTATCTAATAGTGCCATTATGCATTTACCATTTGTCTTGCATCTCTATAAACATTTGATGCTGTTGTTTTTTCCCATTGAGCAGTTGGCAACATTGCCATGATATCCCAATATTTTGGTTCTACTTCTAATGCTCTTCCGACTATCTTGTCGTATCTATATCTCTTCAAACAAGGTTTGAAGAATCTCAATTTTGTTATTGCATTTAAAAGTCTAAAGTTCATACGAATTCTATTTGTTTCATTGTCTTCTGAACCGACACCTTCAAGTGCTGGGTCATTAGGTGCCCTTTCATCTTTTTCTTCGTGTATAGCAAACTCAAATAGATTGTATAAAAGTTTAACTCTCATTCTAGGTGGAATGTAATGAAAATTCAGACCTAGAAATCCATTCTGATATCTTTCGATTATCAGTACGCAAGGAAATCTATCGTAATAAGGTAGTTTAGCGGCGTATTCTGGATTATAAAAATAAGTGTAGAAACGACCATCTATGTACTTGTTAGTTCTAGGAAGATGAGACTGTTTATAGAATCGTTCAGAAGTAATCTTTAATCTTCTGGTATTTTTTCTAAACCACTCTAAAGATTCTCTACTTCTTCTTTCAAGTTCTTTGGGTGATTCGGTATCTAATCTTTCTAATAGACTTTTCATGCCTATTATTTATGTTCATTTTACATAAACTTTAAAGTTTTCTGTTTCAAAAAATTCAGATGATTCTGGATAAAGTGATAATATGTGACACATATCGAGTTTATTGATTTTATGTTCGCCAATAGTTTCAAAGAATACACCCTTATCACCCTCTTTTCTAAAGTATTGTTCTACTTCGTCATCACATTCGCCGATGAGAACAGGTAGTTTTCTATCAAACATATCTTTAATGCTTTCTGTAGATATTAAGATTTGTGGTCTATCTTCTTCCATATGCATTTCCATAATCTTACCTTTTACATTGGCGGCGAAGATATCTTTACCTTCAATCTTATCAAAGATTTCAAACCATTCATCGAATGTCAAAGGTGTCTTGTCTTTTACTATGTTGTCGTTGTCCCATAAAATTAAAGCATCTTCTGGATTCGCCATATAGTAGTAAGCATGTATACGAGAGAAACCAGGGTGAACAAACATATTTGCTCCTTTGTTCTCAGTGATTGCCTGCATTGTCGAATAGAGACCGACTGTTTTGTATTGGTCTATAAGATACATTGTTTTACATGTATGATAACACTGATTCATTTTTGTATCATTACCTGTCAACTCCATAAAGTTTTCTTTATTGAGTTCTGGTCCGTCAATGTAATCTAATAATTGAGTGACCTTTCTAAAAATCTCGTTATGGTTGTATCTACCATTTTCAGGACCTATTAGTTTCAATTCTAATAAGTCAGTCATAGTTAAGAGATAAGGTGTAGACCTGTTTTCTACAATCCAATGCCAATGTTCTTTCATCTCTTCATATATTGAACCTCTTTGACTGCCATCTTGTTTTAAGAAAAAATGTTTACATTCAGGTTCGTATGTTTTTGATGTTTCAACTATTTCAGGTGTCAACACGACTTCATCTTTATTGATACGCATTAATATGTTCCTCTACTCTTTTTAAATCTTCGATTGTGTCTACGGAAAGACCTTCATCTTCTACTTCTATCATTTTCACATCGTAACCGTGTTCGATGAATCTCAACATCTCTACTGATTCTGCTTTTTCTACTTCACCAGGTTTTAAGAGATTGAATAATTCTAACAGTTCTCTATTGAAAACATATAACCCCATTTGTTGTTTATATGAGGTCTCTTCTTTTTGATGGAACGGAATGCCTAATCTAGAATAGTAGATTGCATTAGAATTTTTGTCAGTGACGACCTTGACAACATTTCTATCATGTAATCTATCATCATCTACATAGACATAAGAGTTAGACACTCCCAAATTCCTATCATGTTTTTCTATTAAGGTATCTATTGCATCAGGATTGATAAGTGGTTCGTCTCCTTGAATATTGACAAACAAGTCGCCGTCAAGGTGTTCTAGTGCTTTCGCACACCTGTCTGTTCCGGTCAGACAATCATCTTCAACTACTATACATCGTATTTCGTTTACAGCACAATATTGTCTGATACGATTATCATCAGTTAAGACTACAATAGTATCTAAGTTCTTACACATTCTTGCACGGTCATAGACTCGTTGAATCATTGGAACGCCTTTGATTGATGCTAGAGGTTTACCTTCGAAACGAGTCGAATGCCATCTTGCTGGTATTAATCCTACAGTGAGAGGATTTGTTCTATCTGGTTCACTGAGAGTTCGCATTTCACTTGTCCATATCCATAGTTTGCATGTATAAAGTCTACACCTGCTCTGTTAGCACAAAACATATCTGATTCCATATCTCCGATATAGTATGTATCATGTGGGTCTTCATTACAGAATGCAATAGTATTTAGTAGTTGGTCTGGTGCTGGTTTACCTCTTAGACCTTTTTTAGGGGCACATACCCAATCAAACTTTGGCATCTTCAAACTAGCAATAACATGATGAACTCTTTTAATATCTTTTGATGTGCAAATTGCAATCTTACAACCTCTTGATTTGAGTTCTTCAAGTGTTTCGATGACACCTGGATATATTTTTATTTCAGTGCCTTGAATAGACGCTTCATCATAAGTCAGTTTGATTCTAGATTGATTATCGTGTATACCTATTTCAGTCAGTATGTCATAGAAAGGTTTGCCGATATGTTTTGCGTATTCAGAAAAGGGTATGTCTATTTTATGGTGTAATTGTACTACACCCCAAGACATTTCCATGTTTAGTAGAGAGTCGATTAGAACGCCGTCTAAATCGAATACATATAATTTCTTCATTTTTTCTTTTTTGGAACCAAGTGGTCTTCTGTTAAGATTCTAAAACCTAGTTTTCTATCATCGCAGTATTCTTGAGCTGCTTTAAACTTTGCCTGATTCACCATGTATGTAGTGACTTCATTTAGATATCTTTGAGTTCTTCTTTTTGGTTCTTTAGGTGGGTTTAGTTGTTTCTTAGGTTTAACTTCAATTATCTCTCGCACC